CAACCTTGGCAACATCAGCGGCCGCAGATTCAACGGCAGCCCAAGCCTCATTAAAGGCGGCAGACGCAGCAGTTAAATCTGTGTCAGCCTTACATAGTAAGGTTAATGATTCGGTTACGACGAATGCTTTGAATACTGCCAAACAACAGGCAAGTTTGGCGAAGACAAATGCTGGTTTGGCCGCTCAATATGCAGCAACGGCTAAAGCGGCGTCTGATGTAGCAACGTCAACGAATAATGAAATTTTGAGAACACAGAAAGAATCGGAAGCCAAAGATGCAGCAGATAAAGCAAAATATTATGCGGGGTTGGCTGATACTGAAAGTAAAGCAGCACAGTCATCCGTATCGGTGGCTCAAACAGAAGTGACAAAGGTTCAGGCCCAGCAAGCGTCGAGTGCCGCTTCTAAGGGAACAAAATATGTAAACTTGACAACTAAGTTTAAATAAACAACACACACAAACATTATGAAAATTGATGACCTAAAAAAAGCAATAAGAACTCTTGTAAGAGAGGAAGTAAAGAAGGCCGTAGCCGAAGAAGTAAGTAAGGCTATGGGTAAAGTATTGGTTGAAATGGTTAAAGAAATAAAGACCAATGATAAACCAAGACAAATTACCGAGACGGTAGAGGAACCTTTGGAAGAAGTAATTCATACAAGGAACCCAAAACTAAATTCTGTATTGGCCGAGGCGGCAAGATATTCTCGTCCACTACCAAGAACAGATTTGACGGCAAATTTAGCCGAATTGATGGATGGAGGATTTGAAAAAGTCGGTCAATCAGAAAACGTTTCATACCAAGAACCAGAACAACCACAACAAAGACCTGTTCCAACCTTTGACAAGGCTTCAAAGAACATGGATTTCTTAAAACAAATGGTTGGAGATTCCCCTATGATTCCACAACAGAAGTCAGTATTAGATTCTGGTGCGGTGCCTGATGTTCTTAAAGGAGTATTCAAGAAGGATTTCAGAAGCATAATGAAGAAGATTGACGAAACCAAAAAGAACGGTGGAAGTGGAATGATAGACCCAAGTAGGGTATTGGCTGGATAATTTATGGCAAAAATACCAACAACATTACAGTCAAAGGCTTTGATTGCCAAACCAATCGGTATAGTATTACCGATACAGAATGGTAACAGTGGGTTTTTTAATCAGTCTTATGATACTCTGACACAAGTAAAGAATAACATAATTAATTTACTTAATACACGCCAGGGCGAAAGACGGTTCCAACCTACTTTCGGAACTAGATTGTGGAATTTGGTGTTTGAACAGAACCAAGATACCCTAAAAGAACAGGCAGTAAACATCGTTAGTGAAGATATCGCATCATGGATACCGAATGTAACAGTGAACGATATCACGGCAAATCTCTTAACAAACACCCAAATAGCCAGCAATGCTGATATTTATATGTTACAGATTGCGGTAACATTCACGGTAAATCTGACAAAACAAACAGATACCGTGCTTGTAACGATTAAAAACACGACGATGTAATATGGCAACAACAATACAAAAATCATTTCAGCCAGGAAGTAAGGAAGTAAGATATCTTAACAAAGATTTCTCATCTTTTCGTGAGAATTTAATCAATTTTGCTAAGTATTACTATCCAAGCACGTATGCCGATTTCAATGATGCTGCCCCAGGCATGATGTTCATTGATATGGCTTCATATGTTGGTGACGTTCTATCATATTACACCGACTACACTTTCAAAGAAGGTCTTCTTTACAATACAACGGAAAGAAAGAACATCATTGCTTTGGCTAAATATTTGGGTTATACAACGTCTCCGGCTAAAGGAGCCACAGGAACCATCGACGTTTATCAAATTTGTCCTTCTACAACAGACAGTAATGGAAATTATGTTCCTGATAACAACTATGCTTTGAGTCTTCAAGAAAATATGCAGGTATCCAATAACGTTGGGTCTTCTTTCTTGACTTCTACATCATTGGATTTTTCTGTAAATACAGCTTTGTCACCGTTGACATCTTCTGTATATCAGAGAGATTCTACCGGGGTTCCTACATTTTTCTTACTTCAAAAGAACGTCAACATCAGAGCCGGAAGACTTGTGACCAAGACATTCACAATTGGAGATATGCAATCTTACTTGGATTTGTATCTTGACGAAGACAATGTATTGGAAATTATCAATGTAACCGATGCCGACAATAACGTTTGGCACCAAGTTGATTTCTTATCACAAGAAATGGTTCTGACAGATATTCCTAATACCGATTCAAATCAAGGAATTCTTTCATTATATCAAGGAACCGTCCCTTACATTTTGGATTATCTCAAAACATCAAGACGTTTTACAGTCAATGTTGATGAAAATAATAGAACATTTTTGGAATTTGGAGCCGGCACAGACGGATTTGCTGATGAAATCATTAATTTGAGTTCACAACAAGTTGGTGTTGGTTTGTCCAACCTCAACAACTTAAATCTGTCCTTAGACCCATCTAATTTCTTAAAGAATGATACGTATGGATTGGCTCCATCGAATACGACTTTGACTGTAACTTACACGGTTGGTGGTGGTTTTGAGTCTAATTCACCATCAAATTCTATAATTAACATTGATTCATCAACGACTAATAACACTCTTGATGGATTGACGCCAGAACAATCGGCTTTGTTAAACACTGTAAAGACCTCTTTGAAGGTAAATAACTCTGTGGCAACCGTTGGAGGCGCAGGGCCGGAGAGTAATGACATGATTCGTCAGAATGCTATTGCAGCATTTGCCGCTCAGAATCGTATAGTCACCCAAGATGATTATTTGGCAAGAGTTTATGCTTTACCAGCAAAATATGGTTCTATTGCCAAAGCTCAGATTATTACTTACAACAGTTTGGATGTTAATCAAAATCAAATCCTAACAGGAACAGTTGATACCAACAACGTAGCCACGGTTGACAATGCCAATACCCAAAACTATTTTAGAAAGATTGCTTTCGACAGAAGTAATCCGTTCTCTGTCAATTTGTATATGTTGTCATTTGATGAAAATGGAAATTTGACACAAGCCAACGAAGCATTGGTAACAAATCTATTGACATATTTGAGACGTTATAGAATGTTGACTGATGGTATTAACGTAATCGACGGATACATCATCAACATCGGGGTAGAATTTGTTATAACAGCATTCAAGGGTTACAATAAAAAGGATGTATTGTCAAATTGTATTACCGCAGTTCAAAACTTTTTTGCCATAGACAAATGGGAATTTTCTCAAGCAATTAATCTTAGTGCTTTAAAATTGGAAATTGCCAAAGTTGATGGAGTTCAAACGGTTGTATCTTTGGATATAATCAACAAGACTCCATTGACAACCAACGGTGGAAATTATTCTCCTGTAGAATATGACATGGCAGCCGCCACACAAAATGACATGATTTATCCATCATTAGACCCATCAATATTTGAAGTTAAATATCCAAATACTGATATACAAGGAACCGTAATGTAATATGCATCATTTCATTTATCCATCACAAGACACGTTTATTACCAATGTAGCAGGGTTTGACACCTTAAACTTTGGTATAGATGAAATTCTGCGTGTCGGAACTTCACCAGCAACCGTAAAGGTTTTGGTGCCAAGTGAAATTGGTGTAAATTGGGAAGATATTTATTGTCCGTCCGCCTCTTGGGATATGTGGCAAACACCTTGGGGTCAAAATCCTACTGGTAGTTATCAAGAAATGACTATTACCTCAACGTATAGTCAAAGAGCATTAATTCAATTTGATATCACATCAATTTCTAAATCAATCGCCGCGGGTGACATAACAACCCCACAATTTAAGTTAAAAGTAAACGTCGCCAGAGAATTGGAATTACCAATTCAGTATAACATTTATGCCTTTCCTGTCTCCCAAAGTTGGGTAATGGGCGATGGATATGTTTCTGACAACGGTTCTCCGAACGGTGCTAGTTGGGTTTATAGAGATAAACAAAATGGTATAGCATGGGCAACAACTGGGTCATCTTACATTCAATCTCTTTCTGTTACACAATCATTCAATTATCAAGTTGGTGATATCAATATGGACATTACTCCAATCGTAAATGCTTGGATTAATGGAACCGTTCCTAATAATGGTATAGTTCTTATCAGTAGCGATGAATTTGCTCCAACCGGTTCAGGATTTGGTTTGTATTTCTTCAGCAAAGATACTAACACAATTTATGAACCAATCTTGGATGTAGGTTGGGCCGATGATTATACATTTACAACTGGAAGTGTAACCACTTCTAGTGCTAATATTTCATCAATTGCTGCTGGAATACTCGGTCAAATATCTGATAGTGCCTCCATAAGCGGTTCTCTTTATGGTGGATTTACAGGAGTAGCTAATATCCACGCTTCATCAAGTGTATCATACAGCTATGACACAGGTTCAGGCATAACATCATCGTTCTTTTATGAAAATGCTAATGGTTTGATGAGCGTAACCGGAGTCAATGGATTGATTTTGAGTATGTCAATCGTTGGTAATTTTTCAGGCTCAATCAGTAGTTCAATCGTTACTATAACTAATACTTGTCAAGCTTGTGTTCCACAATTTGACGCTGGATTTAACTACCCAGGCGGACAAGACCAAACACAATATGAAGGACACGACATATACGGATGGGGAGACGCATTCAATGAATTTAATCAATAT